ATAATGTCTGCAACATCGGTAGCTACTTCGTTATAGTTACGGTTAAGAACAATAATGTCGTGGCAGTCAGATAGACCCCAAGGTGAGCCAGAAATTAAAACATTTGGAATATGAACCACTGGGATAAGACCTAGTGGGTTTGGACGAGAGTCAATCAATTCATCATTGATGTACTCTTCAATCATGTCATCTGTAAGGATTTCAGTGTAGGTGTATACCTGACGTGTACCTTCTACAGATGTGCCCCAGAAACGGTATTTTAGCTTAAATCGAATAAGACGGTTACGATCATGTGGGTGGAACTCAGGGAAAGCAAATGATGAGTTCAGTGGCAGGATTCTTACACGGCCCGGATGAAACTTGCCGGTGCTGTCTTGCCAAGCCTCTTCATAAGCAACCTTTACAAAACAGTCACCGGAAACGCCGCCCTGCTGGCCCATTTCCCAAAGTACGCCGTGCTTATTGTTATCTACTTCCCAAACTCTTTTGAGTAGGTCAGGAACAATAGCCTCAGTCTGTTTAGGGCTACGGAACTGTACTCCGCGGCTAAAAGTAAAATTAACTACATAATCCGTAAATGCACGGAAGTAGTTGTATACCATCTGAGTTTCACCGATTTCACGGCGGTAACTCCAGTGGTGGCCAAGATACATGGCCCAGTTTAGGGAGTACCGGTTCAGTCTTGGACCGTGTACTTCAAACTCCTCATCCGCCAGCTCGACAAGTCCCAATGGGGAGATGGAGATAGTAAGGTCGGATGAGGCCGCCCTATAGGACGGTGGTGAGAAATCAATACTCATACCTCACGTCCTTCCATATTAAAGTTCATAATTGCCCTAAACAAAACTGTGTTGTTTGCGCTCTTTTTCTTTGCGCTTTTTCTTGTCTTCTTCTTCTTTTTTAAAATCTCTAAATCTTGGATCTACGTCTTTTAAAGAGTCAACGTAAGTTCCACCTAACCTAGCATACTCATTTTTTATGCCACCAGCCGCAGCATAATTCATATGAGCGCCTGCATGGTGGATTGCTCTTTGGCGCATTGAGATTGAATCATATAGTTGAGGATTTGCTGGTACCATGATCAAACTCCTTACGTAACGACTACCCAGCCCTAGAGAAGAGGTATAGGGCTGGGGAGCCGCTACAGGTGACTAGTCTACTACAGTTGCAGGGTTAATGCGTGTGTAGTGGCCACCTGAACGAATGTCTTCTTCAAAGCGAAGTTCAGCAGCATTGCCGAAAGCGCCTTCAGAGAAGTTACCCAAGAAGTTAGGTGATTCAACCCAAGCAGCTGAGCCAACGTGTGCACGCTCTGCCATGGTCTCTTCTGGGTACTTCTCGAATACGTTCTGATTGTGGTTAGGACGACCCGGAGGTGTAATGTACCCCTGGGATGCGCCATTTTGGAACTCATTTGGAACGTCAGTATCTGTTGCAATACCCTCTTCAAAACGAAGTGGACCACGAAGTCCAGGTTGTGCATCACTGAACTTACGCTCGTATGATACCGGGGTCTTCTCAGGGAACTGAGGGACCGGAGCAATGTTAGCTGCCATAGTTATTTTTCTCCTAAAGGGATTGAGGATCCTCACTTACGAGTTTCCTACGAATTTGCCTAAATGTCAGAGTAAACGCATAAAATTAAAAAAATGGATTTGCGCTTGCTTCAACAGTTGGCATGACTAATTCTTTAGTCATAGACACCGCAATAGCCAATGAATCAACAAAATCATCATGAGCATGGGCTTCATCCGGTGCAGAAACAGTGAAGTTCGGACCTTTATAGTGTACCTCAGCGTCAACCATTTGTTGGTAGAAACGCTTCCAAATTCTTAATCTACGAGTTTTAGCGTGTGCAGGCCAAGCAATCATACGACGTTGAATAAGAGCCTGTAGATGCTTAAATCTTTTAGATTGTTCAGAAGGACTTGATGTAAGGGGTACAACTTCAGCACGTGGCATAAGAACCTTAAGACGTTGGGCCACTGCATCACCAACACCGTTAGCGTCGATTCCTATAGCAAGAACGTCGTATGCACCTAAGAAGTTAACAATTTGATAGTACTGCTCTTCCCAGTCATCGCCCTGAATCTCAAGCCAATTTAGAATTCTATGATCATAATAGTTAAATTCATCTGGTCGATCCCAGTCCACCCACACCACAGTCACAATCGTAGAGTCCATCTTACGTGCAGGATCAATACCTACAATTACAGGTGACTGGTACCAGCTTTTAACAATCTCTTGTGAAGTGTCTCCCAGATCGTCCATAACGTTAGAAGTAACAAACATTCCTCGCTCAAGCAACCATTTGCAGTTGTATGACATTTGGAACTCGTCAGAGTCCTCACCAATACGTAACATCTCTTTTTTGATGAACTTACCGTAGTTAGAGTTACACTTCTCTACATCGCGGTAGTCCCACTGGAAATGGTTTTGTTTAGCATTTCGACCAGTCTGACGTCTTTTATTTGACTGGATAGCTTTGTAGAAGTTGTTCTTAGAAGTTGTAGGAGTTCCCGTCTTAACCATTGTAGCGTTGTAGTAAGCACCCATTGGGGAGATAGATTTGGCAACCACAAAGTCGTCAGCTTCCTGACACTCATCAATAATCATTAAGTGGAACGACTTAGACTCAATTTTAGCTCTTGGGTTAGCTGTCATCATCATTGCGGTAGAGCCGGAGTTTTTAAGTTTAATGTTTCTTGTTACCCCGGGTACTTTACTAAGAGAGTCGTCAATCTCTGAGTCTCCAAGGATTTCAATAGCAGTCTCACTAGTAAGTCGGGACACTACACGAGCAAACAAAGTTTCCGCCTGGGACTGTACAGGAGCAAACATACCTACCCACAGACCGTCACCAAACTTACCTAGAAGCTCTGGGTACATCTGTGCAAGTCTTGGTAGCAAAACCATAAGTGCAGCCACTGTGTTAGCAATAGTTTCTGATTTACCAGACTGACGTGCTGCAAGGGCTGTAACTTCTTCACCGTCATTGATAATGACTGATTCAATAATTCTTCTTGCCAAAGGCTTTTGATAAGGGTGAAGTTCGTGACCAACAAGCGCAGTCATAAACTGCATAATCTTGTCTATAAGCTGTACAACAAACTCTCTTGATAATTCATCAAGACCGTCATCTTCTTCTCGATTCTCTTCTTCAGCTTCTTTGTTTAGATATTCTAAAGGATCAGGAAAATAGAGTTCCTCAAAGTTCTCTTCTAAGTTCTCTTCTTCTTCTGTATATTCTGGATTCATTACATACCACGCTTAACAAGTTCTTTAATAACGGCATGCAGTGCTTCAGCACCTAATTCAGCCTCAGCTAACATCTCTGGCTCGCCACTGCGGTCCCAAGAGACGACATTTTTGCCAATAGTAAACAAAGTCTGATCTACCCAGCGAATAAGCTCAGCAGTATCTAAGGAAGCAACTCGCTTCTCTAATTTTGTTTGTTCTTGCTCAATTTGTTTATTTTTTTTGAGTCGTATCATTTTTTGCCCCACTAATTCCAAAACGTAAAGTATCCCAGTCTAATTCATGATCTTCTACATAACGACCACGGATAGCGTAGGTTAATGCTTCGCTTTCAGTATACGAAGTCTTCCAAGTACCAATAACCATAGCCTTACGAGTAAATGGTAAACGAATAGACCAGCCACTGCCAAAGCGGAAAGGCTCATCAATTTCTTGTGTCTCTGCTTTTTCCCACAAGCCTTTAGGCTTAGTTGGGTACTCTAGCGGATGCCAGTAAAAATTACGAAATTCTTTTGGTTCTGTAGCCATCTTATATTGGTCCTCTGTTTCTTTTGCTCTTTACACGTTTCATCTTATAGTCTGCCGGATTCTTGCCGTTGGCCTTAGCCTTATTTATATCATAGTACCTTGCACTAGTGCGTGGTTGCCAACCACCCGCCTTTGCCTTCTTAATCTGAGCACCTCTAGCACGGCCATAGGCAATAACTCTAACTTCTTCAGGAACCTGAGACATATCAGCAATACCACGAGGCAGCTTATCAAGCTTATCCTTGATGTACTTCCACTTGCTTGTCTCCGCCTTAAAATCGTCCCACATCTTACGTGTACAATTATAATAGTTATAAACTGTGCCATCTCTAAACACTAAAGTAATAATTGATCGCTCGTTATCAAACGCTGCGGCCACTGTGCGAGGACGCTCAGGGTTTTCAGTAGATGTAGGAATTTCAACATCGTCTTCACGATTTTCATCAAATGATACGGGGCCAGTAGATACTCTTTCCCCGGTTTCTACGTTAATAGCTCCTGTGTTAGGAGTGATTGGGCTATCAGCATAGTTGTCATACTCAAAGCCACGTGCTTGACGCTTACCACCTGGAGCAGCTTCAAAGCCCTCCCAAAGGTTATTAGATACCCAAATCTCTTGTGATTTAGCAGCAGATTCTTTGTCTTCAACCTCCATAACTGCGGCATAGTTAAAGTTGTAAATTTCTTCTTTAGTTTTAGGATCTATACCAATTAGCTTTTCATCAATTTTAGGATTGTACCCAAATAAAGTAGACCTTTGATTAGACCTATTTAACAAGTCATTACGAGTATTAGGATGCACAGACCCTGGAGGATTAATTGCGTTATTTAAAGCCCTTGTGCGTCTATTATTAAGTCTATTAAAAGCATCTTCAGGTGTAGGCAGATCAGCCATAAACGCCCCTTAGAAGGTATCTGTTAGTGTAAAGTCTTGACGTTCCATAGGATTAACATGGTATAGAACGTGAATAGTGTCATGATGAGAAAAAAAGTCTTTGCCTACCATCTGAGCAGTCCAAATCTTTTCATGGATATAAACTTGTTCTTCTTCTTGCTCTTTTTCGTCCATGCTATTCTTCCTCTTCTGGGGACTCTTCCATTGAAGTATCGCACTTATGCTCGTATAAGTCTGGCTCATGTACAAAAGCTTGACAGCTCTTGCACTTAAACCACTTATAAGGTTTAAAGTTATTTTGTGCTGTGCCCTCTACAGGAACCTCTGGACCACCATTCCCACTCCTTTGCTCATACTCTTCTACTACAGGGAGAGAACGGTAGAGCTCAGGAGGGAATGGGCCTCTGGCACCGCCAGCGGTCTTTGGTACAGGGTGACCCTGCTTTGTTTGGATTCTAGTTATCCGAGACATCTGCAGCGCCCGAATCTGCTGTCTTCTTTGCTGCGGCCTTCTTTGCAGGAGCGTCTACAGGAGCTTCTACTACTGGTTCTTCAACCGGTGCTTCTACTACTGGAGCTTCTTCCACAACTGGCTCAGGCTCAACGACAGGAGCTTCTACGGCTACTGCAGGTTGCTCAACACGTGGCAATAAGCCTGCACGCTGATCGTTAATCAACGACCATGGGACACAGGTCGCACAAAAATACGCTGTTGACGCAAATGGTGGTGATGATACGTACTCAGCTTCTTTTTCACAGTTATCGCATTTAATCATAATAGTTACCTTTTGTTTATGTAGGAAACCCTACCTAGACCGAGTATATCAGCCTAGGTAGGGTCCTGGGGGTTAATTTATATTAGTTCTTTGTGAACTCAACT